TCATTAGCAAGGATATCACCTTCATCATTAACAACTTCAAAATCCACAATTATTTTTTCTTTTACTCTTTTTTGTTTATTCAACACTCACCCACCTTCCTTTTCTTTTAAACTTGTAATTACCATTTACATCAAGAACTCCACATATACCACGAATCTTCATCAGCGAATCTTTCTTGATACGCTAAAACCAACTCTCCGTTTGCTAGGTTATCGTACCCAATAAACCCAAATTCCAGAATATCTGCAATGTCATATTGCTCGTAGGTTAAATCATCATTGGTAAGCATATTTACTATTTCCCTTTTTTCCCTTTCCGTCAAACTAACTTTGTTGCTTTCCACCTTCTTAATCATAATTTTCATATGCATTTCCTTTTCCATTATTTATTCACCCCCTTCCCTTTCTTTTAAACTTTGTTATATTCATTTAATATATAATCACTACCCTCTAAATCTACCAACCATTCTTATTTCAAATCAAATAAATAAAAATTAAAATTTAAGCAATCTATACATTAATTCTCCATCTTTTGTTTCATAATGTTTACGGCTTACAAATTTCCATTTATATTGTCCAATTTTGTGCTTGTACTCATTAAGATTGAAATAATATGTACCACAGGAATAGTGTCCATCATCAATACTTCGCAAATATTGTCCATCATTTGATTCTTTCTCAAGTTCACCATAACCATTACTCTCACAAATTGCATGACTCATTTTTTTTCTCCTTTTTCTATTTATAAAATATGACCTATATTATAATTTTCATATTTGTCTAGTGTTATGTTTTCAAAATCTAAATTTATTAATTCTAAAAACATAGCTTTTGCAAGGCTTTTGTGTTTTAATTCAATCTCTGTAAAATAATGATTCATTTCACATTTTGCATTTTCTTTTTCGTATTGATGTATTATTATTGAATTTTCACTTAATGCAATTATAATACATTCATCATTATTTTTAAAAAAAGAGTGCATTTCATTTTTTGCGTTATCTTTAAAAATAATTTTATGTTTTACTTTTAAAGATTTTAATTCATTTACTGTATCAATTATTTTATTCATTTTGTTCTCCTTTACTAAAAAAATTAAAGGTCTTTCAATGTAAACATTTATTCTGCAACATTCCCCTTCAATATATTAAATTTTAAATTTCTTTCTTCTTCGGTTTTAAACCATTCAATATAAAAGTTCTCCACATCATCATCACCAGAAACACCATAAACTAAACCATTGTTATCATCAGTTGGTTTGTGGTCATACCAAAACACCTTATGATATTCAATTTTCATAATTTCATCTCCTTCTCAATCAATAACTATTTTATATAAATGTAAATATTTATCAGGAATATAGATTATTTCACCCCCTTCCGTAAGTAACAAATTGCCATGTTCATCAAGTAATCTGTCGTGTTCATCTTTCCATTCAGATTGTTCAAGCTGATATGGATATGGAAAAAATGAATTATCCGTCATCTTTTTTAAACAATCTTCCATCTCTGGTAATAAACTTTCAAGCTGTTCTTTCATTAATAAATAATTTTTCCTGAAAATTTCTTTCTCATCTTCTACCATTACCCACCACCTCTCTATATGAAAAGATTATTTATATCGTGGAATCGTTTATTTGTAACTTCTACCATGTCTACGGCATATTTCTTACCACTTGCAGAACATTTTAATTCTTTTATATATGCTTTGGAATGTTTTGCAGTCAAACCAAATTCTTTTAATATATCAGTTTCATATTCCTTAAAAAATATACCATGTCCATTATGTCGGTATTTATCCCATAAAATAAAATGCAACACTTCATGTATCATATATGAATAACAATATTCTAATGAAGTGTAAAAAATCCATGTCGGCATTGTTATTTTTCTTGTATCATAATATGCACGACCACCTTGCACATCTTTAAATGTAGTTTTAATTGGTTTAATATTAAATTTTTTTATAAGATAATCTTGCACTTCTAATAACTCTTTTACTTCATCTTTTATAATGTTTTTTTCCATTTCCATTTTCTCCAGATTTTTTGGTATTATTCTATTAACATCTTTTCCATCTATCAAATTCTTTATGAAATCTTTTTGGTACTTCAATTCCATTACTAAAATATTTTGGTAATTTACCATCTTCTATATAAGCGTGTGTTCTATTAATAATTCCTTCATAATAATCATGCACATCTCTAACCAAAACCAAATCAAAATGTCCATCTTGATTATTTTTGTGCAACCATTTACTATCTTCATTTAATCTCTGCCTTGTATCTTCTAATTTTCCCATGTGATTATGGTCTAATACATCATACAATCCTTCATCATCTTCTTTTGTACATTCTTCCCAATCCCACTCATAAACAATTTCTTTACTTCCCTCAACCTTACTTGAAAATTCCATTTCCATTCTCCTTTATAAGATGTTTCTATTTCAACTATGCCACCATTATACACTATTTTTTTCAAATTGCAAGCATAAAATAAAATAATTATTACTCACTTTCTTTTCTTTTCAATAATCTGAATCATCTGATAAGTGGTCAAAAGAATTTGTTGGCAATAAAAGATAATGCGATAATTCACTATCAGGATAAATTGTCTTTGCTTGCTTTAAACTAGAAAAGGTATTTAAATAATTTTTTCTGTCCTGTCCTGCCAATACTGAATTTGTAGGATATGTGTCATATCCATATACTGCAAATCTTCCATCATGTTTTTCAAGGATAACCAAATAATCATAATTGTTTGCTTTTTTATTTGTCATTTTTTCATCTGTCCTCACTTTCTTTTTTTAAATATTCCTGTAAATCTTTAATAAGATATTCAATTTGTAATGTGTCTAAAACTTCAATTATGTCATTTAAAAATGCATACCTACTTTCATCTTGATACATATTGTCCTCACTTTCTTTTTAGTCTTTCACAAAATTATAATATTTTCTTGGATTGTGGTCAAATTGTAAACTGCCTAATACATTATCCGATTTTCTTTTAACCACTACAAATGGCGATTGAAAACCTATCACTTCAAAATCTTTTTGCAGTTCTTTAGTATCCCATTCTGTTTTCTCCATTTTCACTCCTTTATATAAAGGTTATTCATCTAATTCACTTAATCCCATAATCTCAAAACTATCAACTTTATATTCATCTGGTAATTCTACATTCTCTAAATAATTTAATGCTTGTTCCTCTGTTGTTGCTTTAAAATCATATTCTAATTCTATTCTTATTATTCCTTTCATCTCACTCTCCTTTGATAAAAGTTAAGAAATTTAAAAACTAAACTTCGGATTAACATTCATGGTCATGACTCCACAAAAAACCAAAGCCTAGTTTTCAATTATGTTTTCATTCTACCATAACCAACTTCAAAAGTCAACAACAAAATTAAAAAAGTTTTGTAGCAAACGCTATGCCAGACTATCTTCCTCTTTTGTAATACTCTATTCCATTATCATATGAAGATGTTAGCTGATGAACATATGCTTTAGCATATTTAGGTTTCAATCCTAGTTCATTTAATAAAGCAGTTTCTTGTAGTTTAAATCCCTCACCATGTCCATCAAATATTTTGTTATCAAATAGTATGTAGTGTACTACTTCATGTATCATGTATGCCCATGCATATTCAGTTGAATGGTCAAATATCCATATAGGCATGGTTATCCCTCTTGTCCTATAATTTGCCCTACCACAGTTGACATCTTTAAATGTTATCCTAATATCATCAAGAAAGAATCTATCTACTAGGTACTGTTGTAAATCCATTAACTCATTTATTTCATCATTAAATCTTTCTCTTATTGGTAAGTTCTTCTTCCTCTCATAAGTCTTAAAAGCTCGTTCTTTTATTTCCTTATCTTCTTCTGTATCATGTCTAAAATTTAACAACTTATCACTTATCAGCATTTTCACACTCCTTTATATAAAAGCTAAAAAGTTTTCATTTCAACTACGCATACCCTACCACAATCACTCACGAAAGTCAACAACAAAATAAGAAAAGTTTTGTAGCAAGTCTTGTACCATTCAAAAATAATTCTTGGTTTGGCATGGATTTTGCTACAAAAATATATTTTATTTTTTTCTTGACAAACAGATGATTTTATGGTAATATGATGGGAATGAACAGTTTTTCTTTGGCATGGATTTTGCATATCGCAAAAATGATACCAGAATGATGTTATAAATAAAAAAGATTTTGAAAAAATAATTTAAAAATTAGGAAAAATAATTCTTGGTTTGGCATGGATTTTGCAGTAAGTCAAAGTAAATCAATGTAAGTCAAAGTAAATCAATGTAAGTCAAAGTAAATTGAGTTGAAACTAACCCTAATTGAGATTGAGTCGCAATTCAAATTGCGACAAGGAAAAGAATAGGAACACCTCTACCTAGAATAGTCAAAAATGGTCGGTAATTTTTTGAGTTTTTAGATTTTGACAATAGAATAAATTTATTTTATTTTTTTCTTGACAAGCAACATGTTTTATGTTATAATGCCCAAATAAGAAATTATGAAAGTAACTTACAACATAAAAAAGAATTGTTTTATATTAAAAAGTGGTAAAAAATTTCCACAACGAACTTATCAAAACATCAAATTCATAGAGAATATGAAACAAGTAAGAACTAATAAAATAACTATACCTCATACAGAAACCAACATCGGAATTTTGAAAACTTTGAGTGGATTTAAATGGTCAGATTTGGCTTTTCAGCATCTATATATTGAGAATAAAGAGAAAGCTGAACAGAACATTAAAGGACTGAACCACGATCTGTTCGCATTTCAAAAGAAAGGTGTTGGTTTCTTTTTTTCAAATAAAGGAAGGGGGGTATGTTGTGATGAAATGGGATTAGGAAAGACAATTCAATCTCTCGCATGGTGCAACCAACAGGATAAACTTACTCTTATTGTTTGTCCTTCATCAGTAAAATATAATTGGGAGAAAGAAATTAAATTCTGGTTGAAAGATAATAAAAAAGTCTTTGTCGTGAGTGGAAGAAAACCAGAACCAATTCCAGAAAAAGTAAATTACATTATAATAAATTATGATATACTTTCTCATAGATATAATGAACTTGCGAAACTTGCTATTGAAATAATAATACTAGATGAGTTTCACTATATAAAAGAAAGTTCAACCAAGAGAACCCAAGCTGTTAAAAAATTGTGTAAGAAGAAAAAACATATCATAGGTCTTAGTGGTACTCCAATCAAATCCAGACCTGTTGAATTTTTTAACATACTACATATAATTAATCCAATCATGTTTCCTTCTTTCTGGAAATTTGCACACAAATATTGTGGTGCTAAACATAATGGATTTGGTTGGGACTTTAAAGGAGCAACTAAAACAGAAGAACTTAATCTGTTACTTAAAGGAACTATGATTAGGCGATTAAAAAAAGATGTTATAAAAGATTTACCCGATAAGATTCGTTCAATCGTCCCTTTGGAAATAACAAATAAAGCAGAATATAATAAAGCAAAAAAAGATTTTCTTACTTATACACTAAAGAAAAAAGGCATTGAAAAAGCAAAGAGTGCAAGCAAGGCTGAAACCCTTGTTAAAAAGGGAGTCCTCAAACAACTAGCCATTCAAGGCAAAATGAATGGAATAATAGAATGGTTAGTTGATTTCCTTGATGAAAATTCAGATGATAAAATAATCGTGTTTGCTATTCATAAAAAAACAATAGCTGAATTAAAATCACACTTTAATAAAGTGGCTGTTGTTTTAGATGGTTCTACCACCGCAAAAAATCGCATTGAAATGGTTGATAAATTCCAAAAAGACAAGAAGATTAGAATGTTTATTGGTAATTTACAATCCGCAGGTACAGGAATAACCCTCACAGCCTCATCAACAATTTGTTTTCTTGAAGTAGATTACTTACCCAATGAATACTTACAGGCAGAAGATAGAGCACATAGAATCGGACAAATAAATTGTGTAAACATCTATTATTTTTTAGGAATAGATACTATTGATGAAGAAATTATGATTGATATACTTAATCCTAAAATGAGTATATTTAATCAGATTATAGATGGTAAGAGTCAAAAAGACACAAACATTTTCGAAGCCTTAATGAAGGAAAAAAATAATGAAAACATATTATAGTTTAGAAGAATTATTAATGATACTTGACCAAGACGAAGTGCTTGCTCAATGTGATGAAACGGAAGCAGAAAAAATTATAGCTAGTGCTATATATTATAACGAGGAAATAGAAAAACAGGAATGGGAGAATTTAGGTCTTGAAATGGCTTGTGGTCAACACACAGAAGAAGAAGCAATTGAGTTGTTAAGAAAACATGATGCACCTGATGGGATAATAGATACAGTGCGTTATGAATATGGAGAACTAAAAGAAATAGAAGAAGTTCGGGTATGTTGTTTGGCATGTGGAAGAGAAACAAAAGCTCCAATAAAGGAAAAATCCCCATTATGTTTTAGGTGTGATTCTAATTACTAAGGAAAAAAATGAAAAATAAAACAAGAAAAATGTTTTATCCAGTAAGTATTGTCAATACAAGTAATGGAGACTTGAAAATTTCTGAATACCTTCGCAATTCTCCATTTGATAATGTTACACAATGTATTAAATTCTGTAATAGAAAGAAAATTAGATATTATTCAGTTGAAGAACAGATTAAAGAAAGGATATTTTTTGATGATAATCTGGAATGGATATGGAAAACATTTGATTATAAGATAGTAGAAAATAAAAAAGGAAAATAATATGAAAGTAGGACAAACTTATATCCCTTACAAGAAATTTATCGGGGCTTATTTACCAAATTGGCTATTAAAAAGAACTGAACTAAATGGAAATGATAAAGTGATCTTCGCAAGATTGTGCCAATATGCAGGAGAGAATGGAAAGTGTTTTCCAAAACAGAAAATTTTAGCAATGGAAACAGGTCTTAAAGAAGAAACAATAAGAAAGATATTAAAAAAATTAAGAGTATTAAAACTGATAAAAGCAAAAACAAAAAAAGGAATTAATGAATATATTTTTCTTACGCATAAATGGATGGAAGATGATGGGTATGTAGACACCTCTAAGAACAGGTGCGTAGATACCGCTAGTAAAAAGAACAGGTATGTAGATACCTCTGACAACAGGTATGTAGATACCGCTAAGAACAGGTATGTACATACCTCTCTATATAAAGAGATAAATACAAGAGATAATAAGAAGAGTAAATCTTTATTATCTAAAGATAATAAAGAAGCTTCGGAAACCGAAGCTACCTTAAAAAAACCTTGCGATAAATATAATTATACTTATACTGGAGAAATAAAAGATAGTACTTTTTCTTTTAGAATGAATCAAACTAAAAATTCTTATGTTAATATGTTGGAATGTGATTATGGGATTACAGTCTCAACCACATTTGAAGATAATTTACTTAATGGAAAAGAAAAATATTTCAAAGCATTGACTACTTTTCTTTTGGAATGGAATAAAGAAACCCCAAATAAAGTAAATACATTTAAAGATTTAGTTAAATCATATTTTAGAAATATATTTGTTTCACCAGAAGGAGACAGTAAACATAATTATTATAAGACTAATCATCCTAAACCACATCAAATAATTACTAATAATAGCATTGATTTATGGCATGAATTTTGGATTGATAATCCATTACTCCAGATAAAATCTAAAGAATTATCACTTGAAGTAAAAAAACAACAAGCTAAAGAAATTAAAAAATACAAGTGGCATCTTGAAGGATTGAAAAGATATATGTTTGATAATTCAATTAAGATATTTACTTCTGCTAAAAATAAATGGTATGATTTAGTGGATTTAAGAGATGAAATTGAAAAATTCAGAGAAGAAAGTGGAGTAAAATAAAACTTATGGAAAAAATAACTGAGTACATACAAGATAGTATTATCTCTTTATTACTTCAGGATAAAAATTTCTTGATGTTATGTAGAACAAATGTTTCAACAGATTTGTTTGATGGGAGAGTACGAAAAGATTTATGTTCAATGATTTATAGTTACTATGATAGTTATGGCGATTCTCCAAAAGAAGATTTCAAAGATTATATTAAATTATCTAAAGACCGAACAAAAGAAACAAAACTTTACAGATTATATTTAAAAAAAATAAAACATCTTGATTTAAATAAAAAGTATGTTATTTCACAATTAATTGAATGGATTCAGTACCAACAATTAACAGGAGCAGTTTTAAAATCAGCAGAGTTAATTAAAGACAAAAGATATAAAGAAGTCAAACACATTATAATTGAAGCATTTAATACTAAATTAAATATCTTAGATGTTGGAATGGACTTTTGGGATTTTGCTTATACAGGTGAAACAGATTTGGATGTTGTTTGCAGAACAGGAATAAGGACAGTTGATAAAAAATTAAGAGGTTACTGCCGAAGTGAATTGTTTCTCTGGTTAGGTGCTACGAATGTTGGAAAATCATGGGCTTTAATTGATGGTGCTAGGTCTGCTCTTTTGCAAGGAAAGAATATTGTTTACTATTCTATTGAAATGACTACCACAAATATTATGAAAAGATTAGGTATGGCAATATCAGGAATGAAAAGAGAACATACTAACGATTTTGATGAGGACATAATTGTTACTTATAGTGATGGAAAGATGGTGAATTTTAAAGATAGAGAAGTTCTTAATACTGATTCAGAGGCATACAAACATACAAGGTCGTTTTACAAAAAAAGAAGAGGAAAGATTATAGTAAAAGAAGGAATTGAAAATAGGTGGACAGTCGGTTCAATACACTCACACCTTAATCAATTAGAAATAAGTGGTTTTGTTCCTGATATAATTTTTATTGATTATGCTGACCTGCTTACATCAGATAGAAAATTTAAAGAAAAGATACATGAAATAGATGATGTGTTTGTCAATTTGAGAGGATTAAGCAAAGAAAGAAATATAGCTGTAGTAAGTGCGACACAGGGAACAAGAGATGCCATTGACGCAAGAAGAGTTGGTCTTAGACAAACATCAGGAAGTATAGGAAAAGCTAAAATAGCAGATGTAGTGATTACTCTCAATCAGACAGAAGAAGAAAGGCGTAATAGGGTAATGCGTTTATTTGGTGCGAAAGTTCGGGAAGGCACAAAATATTGGTGGGTACACTTAACTCAAGTATTGGAAATAGGTGCTTTTTGTGTTGACGATGAAGAACTTATTACAGAGGATTTGTAAGTTCATGCATAGTAGTAATTAAGGAAAGAAAAAAAATATATTTTTTACTTGACAAATGTGATATAATATGCTATACTATTGCCATAATAAATTTTCATTTAAATAGAAAAGGGGGTGATTATAAGATTAAAGCCAATATTTTAGAAAATATAAGAACAGAACATTTAAAATAGGAGAATAAAATGACAACAGCAATTGTAGAGGGAAAAGAAGTTAAAATTGGTGACACAGTTGGATTTAAAAGTGATTATGAACAATACGGCAGAATTGTGAGTATTAAAAAAGGTAAGACACTTGGCGATGAACTTACCCTTGAAAACCTAAACGGTTTTGGGGGAGACTATTTACGATATGCCACAAGAACTGTTGAGTCTGCTGATAAGTGTTGGTTATAATTTTAACTATTATTTAAAAAGGAGAACGGAATGAACATTTCAAATTCTGATAAAATCGAATTCCTTAATCTTGCAAATTACATGTCACCTGAAAATGTTTCTTGTGATGGTGAACTTTCACGAACAGAAACAAATCGCAGATATTCTAAATTACAAACTCAATGGAGAAAGCTTGAAAAGAAAGTTGGTTGTAGGGTTGAGGAAGATGAGGTTTGGGATTGGTATAAGGAAGGAGATATAAATGAAATGTACTCTTAAAAATTTATACATGGTATGTGATAAAATAGCTGAAACGCATGTTGATTCACAAACTGGTGCAGATTTTGCAGAGTTTGATGATGAAAGCGATTTACTTAACGCAGTAGAAACTGTTATTGATTGGTATAAGGAAGAAAAAACAATTAATGGTCTTAGAGAGGAAGGAATAATATAATGCATGCACCAAAAGAACGAAAGAACACCATGAGAAGATTAATAATAATTGTAATTTCTATATTATTTATTCCTCTTGGATTAATATCTTTTCTATGGTGGAAATAAAGCCTATGGATTATGATGAAGAAGTTATGGGAAAACGATTGGTGAGTGTGAAAAAAGAAAGTCAACAATTTGACATTAGAAAGTATCTTACCACTCAAGGTGTTCATTTCATTGAGAGTGGCAAAAATGTAGGTGAAGGAAATATAGGTATCTGCTGTCCTGCGTGTGATGATGATAATTTTCATATGGGAATACGCACAGACATAAAAATCTACAATTGTTGGAAATGTGAAGAACAAGGAGACCTTGTTAAATTTATATCTTTGATTGAGGGTGCAAACTATTATCTTGCATTAGCTAAAATAAAAGATTCTGCATCTGTAATTGATAGGTCAGATTTTCAAGATAAAATCAAGGATGTGTTTGCAAGGAAACCTATTGAAGAAGAAAAACAGAAAATGGAAAGAAATCTTCTTGTGCCTTGTACCAAATATCTTCATGAATTAAATTCTGAATTTGAATTGGATGAACTGTTTTTGAATTTTATTTATGAAAGGCGTTATACAGTTAAAGAACTGGAAGAATGGGGAGTTAGGGCAGAATTGTTTAATGATTATGCTTACAGATTAATGTTTCCTGTCACATATAAAAAAAAGATAGTAAACTATGTTGGTAGAACAGTAATTGATGCCCCGAATAAGTATAAAAATTGTAGTAATAATGATGCTGTCTTCCCTATAAAAGATTTACTTTATGGTTATGATTATGTAAAGATAGGGCAAGATAATCTTGTTATATGTGAAGGAGTGTTTGATGTAATAAGATTTGGTAAGGGAGTGGCTGTTGGAATTTTTGGAAAAGCAATTACAGTTAATCAAATGGAATTACTTTATTCACTTGAGATAAAAAAGAGAATATTAATAGTTCTTGATGGTGATGCGTTGAGAGATGCTGAGAAAATAGCAAAAGAATTACAAGCTATTGTTAAAGCAAAAGTAGAAGTGAAATGTCTTCCATCATGCCATGATCCTGATGATTATACTAAAGAACAATTAAAAGAGATTATAAAATAATTTGAAAAGGAGAATAAAATGATTGACAAAGACGATGATCCATATTCATTATTGAGTTCTGATATGAAAGATTTAAGAAAGTATGCTAATGAAGTTCTGAAACAAAAAAAGAAAAGAGACTCAAGAGGAATTATGACAAATCTTGCTATGGTTAAGAAAATTGCCGATAGTGCTATAAAGAGTATGTCTAACAAATCTAAAGTTCTTAAAAATCTTTATATGGAGAGTTCCTTATGATAAAAGTTGATGATTATAAATGTTTTGTTTGCAACAAGCCAATAAAAGAGTTGTATAAATTAATGGTCATTAGTGAAGAAAGAAAAAAAGCATGGAGAACAAGTGATTTTGATTCTTGTGATAATAAAGAAATAGAAAAGAAATTTGAGGTGGCGAAAAAAAGAGCAAACAATAAAACGGTATGCATAGGCAAAGGTTTAAATAGGCATAGTAGATGTGAACCAAGTTCAAGTAATTGGATGAAGAATCCTAAATTAAGGAAAGTACACGAAGAAGTTATGGGAAAATAAATGGCAAGATTTGATAATGAAACAATAACTAAATACGGAAAACGGATTGCTAGAGCTTTGGGAGTGGTTATTAAATGTGATGAATTTGGAAGAAATTGGAGCAGGGAAAATAAAGATTGTAAATTATGTAGAATAGATTCACAAAGATATAACACAAAATGTAGAGAATTTTCTTTGGGAATCAAAACAGGATATAAACCCACAAAAATTGGAAGACCTAGAAAGAAATTAAAGCTTAAACAAAAAGAAATTTACAAAGTAAAGGGGAAAAAGAATTCGTATCAACTCTTTAAAAAAGGAACAAAGATAAGGACAGTTTATGATTTTTTGAAAGATGAAAGTAATATTGGTAAATTGGAATTAATAATGAAACATGTTGCAGAAACCTTTGAATGTGATACAACATCTGGTTCTATTGTACAACTCATAGCATACATACGAAAAGCATTAAGTGAATTTGGGCATGAGGAAATTAAATATTATGGGGGAGTTTATTATTTAACAAAAACCAGACAAGGAAATCGTTATGATAACATTAAACCTAAAAGGAAAGAATGCACAGAAATTGTGAACAATGTAAAAGAGGAACACCTTCAACATTTGAAGGCATAGGAAATCCTCGTTCCGATGTACTCGTCATAGAAGAACAGCCTTTTAATATCTCAAAACTTTCTAGAGAGTTAGTCAGGGCAGGTTTTTCTATGGATGAAGTATATATGACAAGTGTTGTCAAATGTAGAAGTAAAAAGAAAATCTCTGATAAACAAATAAAATTATGTAAAGAATTTTTAATGGTTGAAAACAGCACACCCAAACTTATTATACTCATGGGCAGTGTTGCCTGTAAAGCCTTCCTAGAGAGGACAGGTGGAGTCAATAAATTCAGAGGATATGTAATTCCTTCCAACAAATTCAATTGTAATATTGTAACCACTTTTAGTTTAGACCAATCCCAAGTACATTATTTAGAACCAGTGTTTCGTAGAGACCTTAAAATAGCTAGAAAAGTTTTAGACCAAAGATTTATTGAATCAGATATACGAACAGATAATAATGTTATCTTGTCTCATGATGATGTAATAGATTTTCTTAAAATGATTAAGGAAGAAAAGAAACCCTTTGCTTTAGATTGGGAAACCAAAGGTCTTAAACCTTATAATAAGGGAAATCATATAATTAGTTGTGGAATATCCACAGATAAATATAATTCCTATACATTTTTAGTAGAAAAAGATGATTTGAGTAAATCTTCAATTCAAGAAGCACTTAAAGAATTGCTTGAGAGTGATTGTAAAAAGATGTTTTTTAATTATAAGTTTGAAAAACTATGGGCTAAAGAAAGGCTTTCAATAGACATACAAAATAATGTTTATGATGTAATGTATATGTCTTATATTTTAGATTCTAGAAGAGGTGTTCATAGTTTAGATCATCAAGCATTTGTTAGATTAGGTTTGGGCAAACTTAAAGAAGTAGATAAATATAAAAAAGATATGGTTCAGTGTCCTATTGACCTTCTTCATAAGTATAATGGTCTTGATGCTAAATTAACCTTTGCACTTTATCAGATGCTTGAAACTTTGATGGATGAAAATGATTGGAAAGTTTATTTTATGATGTTAGATGGTGCAGAAGCCACCTTGAAATCTGAAATGAAAGGTGCTTTAATAGATATAGATATTCTTAATAAAAATAAAAAAAAAGTACAGCGAGAAAAACAAGAAGCTAATCTGATTTTATCACGCCTTGATGAAGTGACAAAATTTCAAAAAATAGAAAACAAAACAATTAATCTGAATTCAACTCAACAAGTAAGTAAAGTTATGTTTGATATATTAAAATTAAATGGTGCTAAAAAAACAGTTACAGGAGCAAAGAGTATTGACGCAGAAGTATTAGAAAGGTTTGGTGATGTTCCGTTCTGTAATCATTTATTAAGATATAGGAAAGCAAGCAAGTTACTTTCCACTTATTTAGAGGGGTTTGAAGATCACATTTATGATGATGGACTCCTTCATACTAATTATAATTTGACATTTACAGAGACAGGGCGATTAAGTTCGGACTCACCAAATCTACAAAATTTTCCCAAAAGGGATAATCCATTTGTAAGAGAAATGTTTACTGTTCCACCAGACCATGTATTAATGTCGTTTGATTACAAAGGGGCAGAAGTTTGTTGTATGGCTATGGAAAGTAAGGATAGAGAATTAATACGACAAGTAAATGCTCATTATGATATGCATCAGTTTTGGGCTGATAGACTTTCTCAAGTATTAACCAAAAAAATAAACAGGTTTGATGCTAAGAATGGTTTTGTTTTCCCTTCATTTTATGGGGCAGGTTTTAAATCAATTGCAAGGAATTTAGGAGTGCATGAATCAGGAGTAGAACAGTCACAAGATGAGTTGTTTCGAATGTATCCTTTTATAAAAAGATGGCAGAAGAGATTAAAATTATTTTATAATAAAAATCATTATGTTCAAAGTCTGTTAGGAAGAAAAAGATATGCACCACTTGATTATAATCAGATGATTAACACCCCAATACAAAGTCTTGCCAGTGATTTCTGTTTGTTATCAATGATTAAAGCATCTAGAGAGGGGTATAAAATTCCATTAATTATTCATGATGATATAACTCTTTATGTTCATGAGAGTGAGATTTTAAAGACTTATAAACGAATTAAAAAGATTATGACTCAATGGGATTTTGATTTTCTTAATGTGAATATGGAAATAGAATGTTCTATTGGTCGTAACTGGTTTAAACAAAAGCCTTTAGAATTAAAAAGAAAACCAAAGAAGTGTCAAGAATTTGCTTGACATTCAATGTAATATATGATATAATTAATTGTACAAAAATGGGAGCATTAAATGAAAGGGAGACACACCAGAAGAGTCACAAGAAGACACATAGAATCAGGAAATTATATAGATAGAATCACAATAAGTAAAGCTGTAGAAATTCTTGAACCTCATTATTCCTTTGACACAGCTTTACAATCAGAAAGGAGAACGCTTATAAGAAGTAATCTAAAAAATAACAAAACAATGTATTCAAAAATCTATTCTTATCAATTAATTTAAAAGGAAAAACGAAAATGGTAAAAAATAAAGCAAAAACAAATTTCAATCCAGATAGAATCAAAGATAGAATCGAAAGTGTAGACAGGGCTACAGGATATTACCATATAGAAAAAAATGACGATTTAAAAAGTTACAGAATGATAGAAGGAGACAATTTCATTAGAGTACTTCCTGCTTATGATGCTGAACATGATATGGCATTAGATATTCATGTTCATTATGGTGTGGGTGGAGATAAAAGTTCTTTTTTATGCCTAAAGAAAATGAAAGATGAAGATTGTCCTATTTGTGAACAAGCTTTAAAATATCAACAAGCAGGGAAAGAAGAGGAAGCCAAGAGATTAAGACCTGCTAGAAGAACATTATTTTTTATTCTGGATAGAGAGAAAGAAGATGAGGGGGTAAAATTGTTTGAAGCCCCAACAGCTAGTGTTGGTGATCCTTTAATCAGTCTTTGTCTTAATAGACGCACAAGAAAGATTATAGATATAACTGATATTAATGTTGGCTATGATGTTATCATAGTTAGAAAAGGTACTGGAATGACTACAAAATATAAATCAGTTACTTTAGACCAAACCCCCAGTAAACTAGATGATGAATCTTTATTAGATGATATTCTTCCGTTTGAAAATTTACTACATTATGAATCTTACGAAACAATGAAAGCTGAATTTCTAGGAAAAGCTACAAGGAAAGATGAAGAAAAAACTAATGAATCAGAAGATGATTTTCCTGAAATAGACACAGGTGAAACTAATGATGAAAATAAAGAAGACCTCTCTGACCAAGATGATAAAGAAAATAACGATTCATGTCCAGAGGGTTTTGCGTTTGGAGAAGATTATGATGATGAGGAAGAATGTGCAGATTGTGAAAAGGAAACCAGAAAACTTTGTAGGAAAGAACATAGAGCAATAAATAAGAAATTTGCAGACAAACTTTAAAATAAGAAAGGAAAATATAAATGTGGATAGTTTTAACAAGAAACAAGCAGTAAATGAGACCACAATTAATGAACATGACTTACAAAATGAATGGATTATACAACCATTAGTATTTTTAGAAACTTCATTAGGATTAACCGAATTAATTCACCAAAGAGACACTTTAAAAAGCAAGAAAATAACAGAAATAACTAAGGAAATTTTAAAAAGTGGTAGTAAATTAACTGATGCTTCTTTGAAGAGGGCTTTAGAAGGTGACCAAGAATTAATAGATTTAGATTTAGAAGTGGGAAAATTTAAGGCTTTTGTGTCTGCTTTAATGCAAAAGAAAAGTTCTTTAGAAAATCTTGTGACGCTTTTGATTAATGGTCTTAATGCTGAACCCAAAACTCCAGAAGAAAAAACAGCTATGAAAGAAAGTATCTTGAGAGGTTTAAAAAATGGTAAAGAAAAAGATTGAAGAAATTGCCGTACCAGAATTAAAAACCAGAGTAGAATTTACAAGCACAGGTTCAATATTATTAAATCTTGCAATGAGTGGTAAGGGCAGGAATGGTGGTTATGCAAGAGGGCGTATAATTAATTTGGTAGGTGATGGTAGTAGTGGAAAGACTCTTTTAGCCCTTGAAGCATGTGCTCAAGCTTATTACAATCTTAACAAAACTCCTGTATTATTTGATAAAGTAAAGAAAATTATAATCGTCTACAATAATGTGGAAGGTGTAATGGACTTTCCAATTGAAGAAATGTATGGAGAAGATTTTGTTAAATCTATAGAGTGGGTACGACTTGATACAGCAGAGAAAGCAGGTAATGATTATTTAAGAAGGGTGAAGGCTCTTAAAAGTGGTGAATACCTTTTGTATGTAATGGATTCTCTTGATGCTATGGTTTCAGAAGCAGGGAAAGAACGAGCAGAAGAAGCAATTAAGAAAGACAAAATCCAAGATGGTAGTTATTCCCTAGAAAAACAGAAATATTTTTCTTCAACTTTATTTCCTAGAGCAGTTGATTATACAGAAGGTAAGGATTCTACACTAATTTGTATTTCTCAAGTTAGAGAAAATATTAATGCAGGTCTCTTTGGGACAAAGCATTATCGGGTTGGTGGGAAAGCATTAGATTTTTACACCCACCAAGTAGCGTGGTTAGCTAAAATTGGTAATCTCAGTAGAGAATTCAAAGCAAAGAAGAAAGTTTATGGCATTAGAATTAAAGCAAAACTTAATCGTAATAAAGTAGCGAAACCATTTCGTGAGGCAGAATTTGACATACTCTTTGATTATGGGGTAGACGATATTGGAAGTATGCTGACTTATCTTTATGGTGGAGCTAAAGAAATTCTTTGGAATGGTCAAGAGATGAAAAGAATTGATTTAATTAAATTTATTGAAGATGATAAAACACAATATGATTCATTGATAAATTTAATTGAAAAAGATTGGAATGAAGCAGAAGAAAAGATCAAACCAAAGAGAAAAAAAAGATTTAAATAATGGCTATAATTTACGGAATTGATGTGGGTTCAGAAAAGAGTGGAATATGTATTTGGGACACACAGAAACAAAAAATTCTTTGTGCTGATGATCAATATCCTAATCATATGGTTGCTCAACAATCTGCTCACTATTATGTAATTGAAGACATCAAAAGTTATGGAATGCCTGTCGGCAAGACTACTTTTGACACTTGTAAAGCCATAGGAAGATTTCAGGAACGCATGGAGAAGAAACAGAAATCTTATGCTTTAATTTTCAAATCAGATATACAATTACATTTCTGCCACACAACAAAAGCTAAAGATGCAAATGTTAAAAGAGTTTTATTAGATCGTTTTGGAGAAAAAGGCACTAAAAAAAATCAAGGGATTACTTATGGATTGAAGAATCATAGTTGGGATGCATTCGCACTTTGCGTTTATTTAGAAGACCACATAAAAGATGATGGAAGTCTTAAAGTAGAATTACATTAATTTATGAAATTCATCGAACTATTTGCAGGTATTGGGGGATTTAGATTAGGTCTTGAAAGGTCTGGACATAAATGTGTTTGGGCTAATGAATGGTTAGAACGACCTCGTAGAATTTATAAATATAATTTTGGAGAATATCCCAATGAGCAAGACATTAGAAAAATCACAGGAGAAGAAATCCCTAGAGCAGACTTACTCACCGCAGGATTTCCTTGTGCAACTTTTAGCGTTGCAGGAAAGAAGACAGGGTTCTGCACATCAGACACCAGAGGAACTCTCTTTTTTGAAATCTGCAAAATCCTTCGGGTTACAAAAATCCCTTATTTGCTTCTTGAGAATGTCAAAGGACTCCTCAACCATGACAACGGAAGAACTATGTCAATCATCCTCACTTCGTTGGATGAACTTGGGTATGACATTCAATGGGAAGTGCTTAACAGCAAAAATTTCGGAGTCCCACAAAATAGGGAAAGGTTATTCATTGTTGGAAATTCTAGAATTAAATCCAGACCAAAAGTTTTTCCTATCGGAAGCTCAAAAGAACAGGATGATAAAAAAGGATATGAAGAACAAGAAAGCAGGAAAGGGGTTTCTAACAAAGGTAATAGATATACAGGAACTTTAGATGCTCATTATACTAAAGGTGGTAGTACCAGAACTTTTATAAAACAATGGAGAAGAGGTTACTTTAGAGATTATAAAGGTGATGGTGTGCCGACACTTACAGCTAATATGGGTACTGGTGGTCATAATGTGCCTTTTGTTGTAAGACCTTGTTTGACTCCTAATAGAAAAACCAAAAGACAAAGAGGTAGACGATTTAAAGAAAATGGTGAGATAGCTCACACTGTAGGAGTACAAGATCGTCATGGAATTTATACGGAATCACTTGAACATAATGATATACGGAAGCTAACCCCTCTTGAAACTGAACGATTACAAGGTCTTCCAGATAATTTCACAAAGTATTATGATGATGGAACACTTGTATCTAATTCAGAACGATGGGAAAGATGTGGTAGAACTGTTACAATTCCAGTTATTGAAGCTATAGGAAGGAAATTGGGATATGAGTGGTATTAAAGATGAAGTCAAACCTAAAGAAAAATGGGAGTTTGATGAAGATGTTACCAATGCTTTTGATGATATGCTAACTAGGTCTATTCCTGAATATAAACTCATGAGATTATCTGTAAATGAGTTAGCTAAAGAATACATAAAGAAAGGCACATGTGTCCTAGATTTAGGATGCTCTAGAGGGGAAGCTATAGCTTCGTTGGTTGCTGAATTTTCCACAGAAAGCAAATTTCTATGCTGTGATACAAGCAAACCAATGTTAAAAGTAACAGAAAAACGATTTCAAGATTACGATAATGTTTTTGTTCAGTACACTGATTTAAGGCATAGCTTCCCACTCTTTAAAAATTCCAGTATTAAAAGTTCTGTTGTGTTGTCTATTCTCACAATACAATTTACACCAATTGAATACAGATTACAAATTTTGAAAAATGTATATGATAGTCTCCAAGAGGGTGGTTGTTTCATATTAGTAGAAAAAGTAATAGGAAACTCTGCAGACCTTGATCGTAATTTTAGAAAAATGTACTATGACATGAAATCCTCTAATGGTTACACACAAAATCAGATAGAAAGAAAAAAGTTTTCTTTAGAAGGTGTATTAGTTCCTGTAACAGCTAAATGGAATGAGGAGATGTTAAAGACTTCTGGATTTACACAAATAGATTGTTTTTGGAGATGGATGAACTTTGCAGGTTGGATAGCTATTAAATGATAAAATTAAATAACTAGAGTAGTGAAAAATGGTCGGTGATTTTTGAACTTTTAGATTTATAAAAAATAATGAATTTAGAAAGATTTAAGAAAATAAGTGGGAAACAAATTTATGAAAATTTACCAATAGAAAAAATTGAAAATTTCAGAATTCACTATCCTGAAACATTAACTGAAAATGGTCAAAGATTAACAGATGTGTCAATAACAATTGATGGGGAAAATTATTTTGGTCAATCAGCTTGCAGTAAAAAAGATATTTTTAGTAAGAAAAAAGGAAGAAAAATTGCTTTAATTAAAGCTTGTAAACAATTTTGGAAATCTAATTATGTATTGTATATATGACAATAGAACTTAGATGGAAAAGAATAAGTGTAGACCATCCCTTACAAGAATTACCTGAAGGAGCAATTCAAACAGGTGAAACTCTTTGTTTTGTAGTTCTGCAATACAGGCAGAGAGAACAAAGGCACATTGATGGGCAATGGATTAATACTGAATGGAAGGATGTAGTATTTGATTAATTCTCTAATTATGGATAATTTTCAGAGTCACAAAAACTCTGAATTTCTATTTGATGAAGGAATCAATATCATTGTAGGACAATCAGATAGTGGTAAGACAACGATTGTTCGTGCTTTAAATTGGGTAATTAACAATAGACCTAGTGGAGAGGCTTTTAGAAGTAGTTGGGGCGGTGAGACTAATGTTAATTTAAATTTAGTAAGTGGATGGGCAGTCAGGAGAGGAAAGGGCAAGACTAATTTCTACAACCTACAAAACCTTACCTCTGTAGCAGGACAAGGTGATGAGAAGTTTCTGTCATTTGGTCAGGATGTTCCAGAAGAAATAAAAAAATTTTTAAACTTCTCCTCCTTAAACATTGCTTGGCAATTTGATTCTCCTTTTCTCCTTGCGATGTCGGGAGGGGAAGTTGCTAAATATTTTAACACAATTGTTCATCTTGATAAAATTGATTCCTCTATATTAAGCATTAACAAGACTCTTAGAAAAGAAAAAGAATTATTAGAGGTTTGTGATAAACACATAGAAGGATTAGAAGAGAGGGAGGAAAGTTTTGGATATCTTGATGAGGCAGAAGAAATTGCAGATGAACTTGAGATTCTTGATAGTGATCTTTTTAAAATCGGGACTCAACAAAAATTTCTTTCAGAGACTCTAGAAGAAATAAAAAATTGTCAGAAAGAACTAGAACAATATTCAGATTTAGATGATTTACAAAAAGATATAAATAAAATTGGAAAGTTATTAGAAAAATTTAATAAAGTAAAAGAAAAACAAAATGAATTATTAAGAACTCTAGAATTAATTACAAATATTCAAACTAATTTAAATTGGTATGAAATTGAACTTAAAAAAGATCAGGATAAATTTAATGAGTTAATGCCTGACATTTGCCCATTATGTGGGAGAGGAGAACAAAATGGATGATACATCAAATGTTATAAAAGAAATAGTAACAAGTGGATTGCAATGGGAGATGCTTTTTACTCTCTTTCAATTAATGGTAGTTGGTTATATTATAATTTATCTTAGGTCTTTTCTATTTAATGAATTTGCATGGAGAAAATTTAAAAGTTCTCTTGTTATTGGTATAGGTGCAAGAGTGAGATTATACAATGAGGCAGGTAGTGTTGATGGTAGAATTATATCAGCTAATAGGTCAACTATAAAAATTGAGACAAAAGGAAAAGATGCTGTCATATATGTTCCAACCAAGAAATTTCCTGAAAAAGAATGGGTAGTTCTCAGATAATTGAAAAGTGTTCAATTTGTGAAATTGAATTTGATATTGAAAATGAGGGTGGCATTACTGGATATATTGGCATACTTCCAGTAACATTTTGCCCATTCTGTACCACTGGAATAGTAGAAATAGGTGAAAAAATGAATGAAAGTTGAGCAAAATAAAAAATGAATGATGAAGTATTAGAAAGTTTATTAATGGAGTATGATTTTGAGGATAGACAAGCTATTCTTGAACATGTTGAAGAAAATTATATACTTCGAGCAGAGGCAAGGGTTATAGTTAATAATGCTATGAATGAAATCACAGATATTGCTAAAGAAGCCTTGCAGATAGAATAAAGGAAGATATAAATGAAATGGCTAAACAGAATAAAAAAACGAAGTAAAAAAGATAAGGAACTCAGAATCAGAGAAATAAAAAAATCCGACTTTCTTATGATGAAAGTTGATATTAGAGATTATGAAAGTGATATAGACAGAGATATCAAATTAGTTAAAAGATGTTATATAAAAGAAGATGATGTTCTTACATATATAGAAGAAGATGATAAATGTGTAAGAATAGCTTACTATGAAAAAAACTAAAACACCAGATTATATACTTTCATCTGATTGGCATGTGAGAGGAACTAAACCTATATGTAGAACTGATGATTATATAGAAGCCCAAACCAAAAAAATAAAATTTATTTTATCTTTAGCCGAAAAATATGATTGTCCCATTTTAATCGCAGGTGATTTAGGACATAAACCAATTTGGGGAGATAAACTTCTTAATTATTTTATTGATATATTAAATAGATTTCCAAGTGTAAAAATTTATACTATCTGTGGACAGCATGATTTAATTAATCATAGATTAGATAAATGGGAAGAGGGTGGGATAGGTTTATTAAATAGAAAGAAGTGTATTAAAGTATTAACTAAAGAATATAAGGATATAAGTCCTTTCTCTTATAATGATGCTTTATTAGATTCTAATAAATCTATCTCTCTTGTGCATAAGATGATTATTAAATCTCAGGAAGATAAATTATGGGACAGACAAGAAGCGGATCACGCTAAAAAATTACTTAAAAAATTGTCTGGTTCAAAATTAATCGTAACAGGAGATAATCATCAATCATTTGTAATAGAGCAAAACAACAGGCTTCTTGTTAATGCAGGTTCTATTATGCGTATGAGTGCAAACCAAGTGGATCATAAACCTTCTATATATTTATGGTATGCAGATAATAATAGTGTTGAAAGAGTTTATCTTCCAATAACAGGAAATGTGATCAATAGAGACCACATAGATGTTGTAAAAGAACGCAACCAAAGAATTGAAGTGTTTGTAAATAAATTACAAGATAATTATGAGCTAGGTTTAAATTTTGAAAAGAATATGGAAGAGTTCTTAGATAAAAATGATATAGATGAATCGGTGAAAGAAAAAATATGGGAGCATATAAATGACACTAGCGAATGATTTAACAGCTTTAAAAGATCGTATTGAATCTCAAATAACTAAGAAAATTAAACTTCAAGGACAAAAAGAGGAATGTTTTAAGTATTTAAATGAGAAATTTGCTTGTAATAATCTTAAAGAAGGGGAAAATTTATATAAAAAATTAGATAGACGCAAAATAGAAATGGTAAAAGAGATTGAAAATAAAATTTTAAAATTGGATAATATTTTAAGTGAATTTAAAGGAACTTAGATCACAAATAGACCAGAAAAAAGGTCAAAGAAATGAAGTTATAGAACAACTTTCTACATCTAAAGAGAAACAAAAAGCTCTGAAGATGTCTATAGAAGACTCTAGATGTGCTCAAGTAATAATACAAGAAGTATCTAAAAAGACTCAAAGTCAACTAGAAGTGCACATTTCTGATATAGTAACTATGGCGTTAGAAACTATATTTGATGATCCTTACAAATTTGGAATGGAATTCGTTGTCAGACGAAATAAAACGGAATGTGAGTTGTTCTTTGAGAAAAATGGAGTTAGGATCACTCCATTGTCTGCAAGCGGAGGAGGTGTAGTTGATGTAGCCTCCTTCGCCTTGCGTATTGCTTTGTGGACTTTACAAAACCCGAAAAGCAGAAATACTTTAATACTTGATGAGCCATTCAAGTTTCTCTCCA